TTTATATTGTAGTAACTTGGAGGTTATTATGAGTTTAGACAAGGAATTATTCGACGGAAAGACCCTTTCGGACCTCTTTTCGGAAATCTACAAGAACACGGATTCAAAAAGACAACAAATCAACCAGTATGTTGCAAGTATGGTGAAACTTATCCGTACACCAGAAGATGCAGCAATTATTGGTCCTGTTATTAAAGACTTTATCGAGGTGAACGTCAAAAATGACGAACACCTCGTTCGTGTTGCTCAAATCGCACAACGTATTGTGGGAGCAGCAGCTAAGGGTGAAAATATTGATGGTTTGTTAAGTGAAGCTGAAAAACAAGCTTTACTTGGTGACCTAAAAATGGAAGTAGAAAAGTTAGAGGACGAAGGTAAAGAAATCGAAGAAGATATCTTTGCTATTTCAAAGAGAATTAAGTAATGCCAGGTACGGGCTTTAGAACATCTGTTAGTAATAGGGGAGTTAAAACTCTTTTACCTGGTGCGCCTGGAACCCAACCAGCAGCTACTACGGATTTCTTTATTTATGAAGCCGCTCAGGTAGAAGAAATTGTAATCAATGAAACTGGTGACTTATCAGGAACTACTAATAATACTGCAAACACTGGAAGAGCTAAAGTCCGTTTCATAAACACAGATAAAGCTGTCAATAGTAGTGAACTTCCATGGGCAGATCCTTTGTTACCTCACCAAACTGTATATCCATTGGTTGGTGAATATGTCTTGGTGTTCAAGATGCTGGGAACTTATTGGTATATCGGTCCACTAAACACCAAAAGGCAAATCACAGAAAATGCACATCCTCTCGTGGGATTAGCAGCAAGTCAATCTCAAAATTCTATTTTAAAAAATCAAAGAAAAACTGCATTGGGTGTGTTAACACAAGCAACACCAAATATCAATAAAGTTGGTACAAATTTTAAAAAACAAAATGTTAATCCTTTAAAGTCGTTTGAGGGTGATATAATTTATCAAGGGCGATATGGACAATCTATTCGTTTTGGTAGTAGTCAAATGGTTGGTTCTTCGTTAGGTGAACAATTCCCAAACATTATTTTAAGAGCAGGACAAGGACCTGATACCGCCAAAACATTAGATGACAGAGGGGAATCTTCGTTAACAAACGAATCAATCAATCAAGACGCAAGTTCAATGTATATTGTATCACAACAAATATTGGCATTGATACCAGCAACCTACGGAACAAACATACATCTCAGTTCTTTATTAGAAAAACCAGTTGCTTTTGATGGAGCTTCAATTCTTCTAAACTCGGATAGATTAATATTTAATTCTAAAGCAACATCTATCTTTATGTTTGCTAGAAAAGGTATTCATCTTAATTCTTTGGAAGATGGTGTTACTGTAGATACGTCTGGTCCCGTACTACTTAAAACTCCAAACAATATATCCATTTTCGGTGAAAAAACAGTAGACATCACAAGTAAAGAGGACGGATTATTTGTAGCAAGAAGAGACATCAATATCAGTGGTGATAGAAACATTACTATTTACGGAAACGAAATTTTCTTGGGAGGTAGAGGTTTACAGGCATCACCGATAGCAATGGCAAAACCATTAAAGTTGTTTATGTTTGAACTGTTAAGAACATTGATGTCTACTTCACCACTAACACTTGGACCCTCGGGATTGATAAATCCTGCATTAATAGCAAGACTAATGATGGTTTATGCAAAGTATATGGTTCTTCCAGATCCATTCAATCCATTGTGGGCATCAAACGATAACTTTGTGATGAAAACTAATGAACAAACTTTAAGTGGACCAACATATTTACCACCAAATCAATCATTCAAACAAGTAAGTGGATTGGGTAATCGTAGTTCTAGTGACGCCGTGGCATTTACTAGAAATGAAGCAGACAACGCAGGATTAAAACAGGTTCGTAAGTTATTTGACAACGAACTAACATCTAAGTTATAATATGGCAACTTTATCCCAATTTAAAGAAGATTATTTTCAATCATATATAAATAATGTTACTAAAACTCCTAGTAACAATATAAATACTGTTGCGCAAATTCCGGAAGATGTTCCATTAGAAACATTAATTGCACTAACTACATATAGACCACAAGTTATACAGGGAACTATATTACAAAAAAATACACAAACTTCCGAAGCTGTACAAAATGCTACCGCATTACGATTACAACAATCTGGATTATTTACAAATAATTTAAGAAATTTTACACCTTCAATCTCTGGTAGAGCAATCCAACGTAGACGCAGTGCTGATGGTAGACTAATACCCTTAAACCCACGTGAAGCATTACTTAGTGGTTTAAGTCCAGCAACTAGAAGGTTAGTTCAAGATTTGGAAGATTTACGTATTTTAAGACAAATACAGGATAGATTACAGCAACTAACAGACAGACTTGAACAGCAAATCAACAAGTACACAGCAATATTTAATGCGTTGATTAACGCACCAGATGCACTTGTCTCGGCAGGTCTTACTTTTTTAATTGATAAATTACAACAATTAGAGCAATTCTACAACGCTGCAAAAGCAGTGCTGCTATTGGTCAGAAAAGTCTATGAAAATACTAGAAAAGCAATTATCAAAGCATTATTTAAAGATATTCCTAGATTTGCACGAAATGTAAGAAGATCAATCGATGTTCTTAGAAGAATTTTAAAACTACCAGAAATTCCTCGTAGAATAAAATTTCCTAAATTCCCAAAGCTTCCGAAGTTTAGCTTTACAGCCGCTGATTTTTATGTAAAATATAAACTAGCACTTAATAGATTAAGACTTAAAAGTAATCTGGCATATGACAAAGCATATGCTACGGCTGTGGCACAATCGGGTTATGAAATTTTTGACCCCAATAAAGACAAAATACAAGACGGTTTACGTAGAGCAAGAAATTCATTGCGTCAAGCACGAGCAGAGTTTCAAGCTAAGCAAGCAATACGAACTGCTGCTGTAGAACGTGCAAGAAATCAACTTATCAATAACATTAGACAAACAAACACAACAGTTGAACGTGAACGCCAAAACATTTTGAAGCAATATCAAAATGCAAAAACCGCTCGTCAACAACTACAACAACAAGTGGGTAGTCGTAAAGCATACCTTTCCGCAACAGAAGCATCACAATTATTACGGTCGAGTAGAGTTAATATCGAACTTAAAAATATATACGGAGATTTACCAACAGGAACCATTACACCTGATGGCAGAACTGTTTATACCGATAGAACAAATAATAAAGTATACGTCTTACAATCCGCAAGAGACAGAATTACAGAATTGGCAAATAAGACTACTGCACGGGTTACAGCAAATCTTAATGAAGTAACAACGGCGGCAAATACTTTCAATAATTTATTTACCTCATATGGAGCTTTAGCTGGTGGATTAAACAGTAATGCAATCAGAACGGAATTAGTAAGAAATATTGTGCAGGAAGGAAATACAGTTAATCAAATTACAAGAACAGCACAACAACCAACACCTGGTCCTGTTTCATTATCAAGTGGAACGCAACAACAAGAAGTTTCTGTAAATCAACAAACTAAATCAATTTCTACAGTTTCTCGTAGATTACGTCCTAACGATGCTATCGTAGAAGTAGAAAGATTAAATAGACAACGTGCAGAACAACTAGGATACAGTGGAGTTGTGTCGGCAGACGCAACACCACCTATACCAAAAGAATTTAACGGACAAACTATATTTGAAGCACGATTGACTATTTCATACGCATCACAATCATTGGAAGGTAGAGGTGCACAAATTGGATTAGGACAAGGTGTATCGTCAACAGTAATTGGGCAACGTCCAGTAGGGTCGGTTGGATTATCTCAACTAACAACAGCGCCGTTGACAGGTAACGTGGTGGGTCAAAACGTAGAAGTAGCAACGGGTACACCATTTATTAGAACGAGTGCAACAGCAACATTACCAACCGCATCACGGTCACCTGGTGCTCGGTCACCTCGTGCAACTGTACCACCTCCACAAATTGTACCTGGTGGTGATATAGTAGCGATACCAAAATTATCGGTATTCGAAATTACTGCATTACAAAACAGATTGGCGTCACCATTTATATCTGATGAAGAAAAAGTTAGAATACGAGAAATATTAGGTATAGGAAATGAAATAACTTCTGATTTACAATTACCAACAGATACACCATTGGAATTCTCACAAGAAGCTACCAGACCAAATCTAACAGTAAGTGTTGCAGGAAACAGAGCAAGACTTACTTATAATGCAGGTAGAGTAGCAAATGTGGAATATAGTACTGACAACGGAACAACATGGACACCAGTAAATCCACCAGCTCGTGCTGGTGATATCCTACTTGATAATTTGGAAAATGGTGTGTACGCAGCTAGAGTTCGTGGTGTACGAGCAGACGGAACACGAACTGCACCATCGCAACCAAAAGCAATTGTGGTTCGTGCAAGTGAACCACGTATATTAAGAACACAGGCGGAATCAGCAACAGGTGTAATAATAATATTTGATGATCCTGTAAGTTCGGCGGACATTAGTAGATATCAATTTACTACGAGAAGTGATAATTCGTTGTGGATAGACGCCCTTTCGGCAACAAATGAAAAACGAGTGGTTCGTTCACCAATTCTTGCATATGGGTTGGAAGAAAATAAAACATATACGATTAGAATACGTGCAGTATATCTTGACGGAACATTTGGTCCACCGTCAAACACAGCTACCTTTACCACGTTTAAACTTTTCACTCAAGGTGGTGGGGTTATTTCGTAAAAGTGGTCTAAATCGTTCTAAATCATAGTATTTAGATATTTAAATAGAGGGGCTAAATCGGTTATTTTTTCAAGGAGAACAAAATGGATAAGACATTATTAAAAGCATACATTCGTACTGTGGTTGAAGAAGAAGTTAATAGACTTCTTCCAGAACTTTTGGGTGAAGCTGTTGCACAAATCAAAGGTTCACAACAAGTTAACGAAACAGTATCAGCACCAACTAAGCCAAAACTCGACCGTTCAAAATTGGCGGCGATGATGGGATTGGAACGTATCGGAGACACCATTACGGCAACTACAAAAAATATGGTTCTTCCAGAAAATATACCACAAGGTGTTAATTTAAACGACCCATCTGTTAAACCAGCTGTAGAAGCTATTACCAAAGATTATAGCGCTTTGATGAAAAAGATGGGATTGAGTAAGTAATATGTCAACCACCACCTATTTAGGTCAAACACTACCACTAAACAGAGGAACACGTGGATATTTTCAATCCACAACAGATTCTTTGGAGAATGAAAAGTCAAAGTTTATCAACTTAATTTTGACTAGAAAAGGAGAACGTGTTTCCAATCCAGATTTCGGATGCGATTTGTGGCGTTTATTGTTTGAACAAAAGGATGGTGAAATACAAGAATTGGCACAGCAATACGTCATAGAAGCTGTAGAACGATTTATGCCATATCTTTCATTACAAAGTATAGAAATTACAAACTTATCAACATTTTTGAACGACAATAACATTAATTTATATGTTAAGTATGGATTTACCAACAATCCATTGGTAACCGACGAAGTACAACTGTTGTTAGGAACGAGTGTTGGTGGTGGACTTGTGGTTTCCGGAAGAACATCTACGAGAAATTTTTAATAGAGAAACATAATGGCTACAACCAATAATGTATTAAATAAACTAAGTGTAACACCAAAGGAAGTAAGTTACCTCAACAAATCTTTCGTAGATTTTAAGGGTGATTTGATTACTTTTATTAAAAATTATTATCCTACCACATGGACTGACTTCAACGAAGCAAATCCTGGTATGATTATGTTGGAACTTGCAGCATATGTTGGGGATGTATTATCTTTCTATGTAGATAATTCATTTAAAGAAAACTTATTGGCATATGCCGAAGAAGAAGGAAACATTATAACGATTGCACAAGCAATGGGTTATAAACCAAAAACTATAGTTCCAGCAACAGCAGAAGTATTAATTTCCCAAGTAGTTCCCGCCTTGGGTGTGGAAGAGGGATATATTCCAGACGCAACATACTTTTTAAAGATAGACAGAAATTCTACAATGTCTACTTTAGCACCAAATGTAGTCACATTTAGAACAACAGAAATTGTAGATTTTGCAGATCCAACAGATAGAATAGTTGCACCACGACAACTTGATAGTGTTACTCTATTACCAGTAACATATTTAGTCACTAAAAAAGTTAAAGTTGTAGCGGGTGATGTTAGACAAGAAACGTTTACTTTTGGTGACCCAGAAAAATTTTCTACAATTACGATTGGTGATACAAATGTAACGACAATTAGTGAAGTTGTTGATGCGGATGGATATCAATGGTATGAAGTTGATTATTTAGCACAAGATACTATTATTGATGACCGTGAAGTATCCTATACTGCAGCTGTTAGTGAATCTGTAAGTCCACAATACGCAATTAAGTTTAGAACAGTTCCACGAAGATTTACTACACAACTTACACCAGATAAAAGAACACAATTAGTATTTGGTTCTGGTCGTGGTAATGTCTCGGAAGATATTGTATATCTTGATTCACAACAAGTAGCAAATTCTGAATACGGAACCCAACTAGCAAGTGTGTCATTGAGTAATACCGATTTACTGAACACAGATAATTTTGGATTGGCACCTGCAAATACAACACTTACTGTAACTTATTTTACTGGTGGTGGAGTTGCAAGTAATGTAGCGTCCGGAACAATTTTACAAACCGGTCAATTAAACATTTTAAATAGAACAACGGAATTTAACCAATCTGAATTAGACTTGTTTAATGATATCGTGAGTACGGTAACCGTATTTAATGAAATGCCAGCAACGGGTGGGCAAGATGGTGAATCTGTTGAAGAAATTAGACAACGTGCGTTGGCAAGTTATAGTGCACAAAATCGTATTGTAACACGCAGAGATTATGAAGCTAGAACCTTAGCGATGCCAGCAAGATTTGGTGCAATAGCAAAGGTATTTGCAATATCTGATAGTTTACAAAGTAAGATTCAAGAAGAAGCAACACCAGAACAACAAGATGCAAGTATTAGACAATATGTTGAAAATAATCCAAAACCAAACGCAATTAATTTATACGTGTTGGGATATAATGAAAGTAAAAAAATTACTAATCTAAACAGCTTGGTTAAATCAAATCTTCAACAATATTTGTCACAATACAGAATGTTAACCGACCAAGTAAATATTCTTGATGCATTTGTGGTTAACATTGGTGTAAATTTTGACATAACTGTATTTAAAAACTATAATATGGCAGACGTTATTGCAGTATGTCTTGGTGCAATTAAGGATTACTTTGACATCGACAAGTGGAATATCAATCAACCAATTCGTTTGGGTGACTTATCGTTATTATTAAACGCACAAGATGGTGTTCAAAGTGTTAATAGTTTGGAAATTGTTAACAAATATTTCTTCAAAGACGGTAAAGATTACCAACCGTACCGTTATGATATCGTAGAAGCCACCGTTGATGGAGTTATATATCCATCACTTGACCCTTGTATCTTTGAGATTAGATATCCTGAAGATGATATTATAGGAAGTGCAAGACAATGAGATTATTCCTAACCGCCTCAGCCGACACTACATTATATCAACGGTTTTCAACAACGAATGCCGGAATGGATGAAATACTTGAAGTGGGTAAAGTAGCAGCTCCAGAAGATTTGGGAATTGCATATACTGGCAGCGCTGCACGAACAATAATTAATTTTACGTTACCTGTGAGTGGAACAATACCAGAAACGGCTTCTTTCTATCTTAATCTAAAAATTGCAAACGCACAAAAACTACAATATCTACAGGAACTAAAAGTTTATGAAGTTTCTGGATCATGGGACGAAGGTAGTGGATATGCTGTAGAAACAAATAATGTAAGAATACAATTGTATTCTGGTAGTACATATGTTGGTGACTTTGACACAACTAAAATTGTAGCAACTAATGACGGTGCAACTTGGGACAATAGAAACGCATCAACAAGTGCTTCGTGGACGGTAGCTGGTGGTGACTATTATGCAAACCCAACGCAGAGTGTAATACTGTCTACATATCCGTTGGAAGATTTACGAATCGACGTAACAGATATAATGCACTCTGTATTAGTAGATAATAGAGATTTTAAAGGATTCTTAATTA